TTAGTGTCCAGAAAATTCTTAACCACTGCGAGGCTAAAAAAAGTTTTTCCAGTACTAGACTCGCCAGCAATGGCAGTAATCTTATTCCCAGAAACACCGCCAAATATACTGCCTGAAACAAGTGCGTTAAAAATGTACGAACCTGTATCAACATACGTTTCAGTTTCATCAATGTCTGCAGCAAGTTGTGTATACTCTCCACCAATCTCTTTTACAATATCATTCAAAAAATCCATAATCAATCCCATCGTAATGTATTCAAATATTCTAACACGTTTTTACGAACATCCATAAGTTCATTGTAGCAGTTTTGATTGTGGGCACACTGCCGCAAAGAACTATCTGGTTTTAATACACTTTCAATAAAAAGATCCAAACCACGATTCCATTTGTCTGGTTGAGTTTCGTTATTTTCTATTGCATTCTGGTCATTCATGAGAAAAAGTCCTCCAAACTAACTCTTTTTTCTGCCTTCCACCCGATAGATTCTAGAATAACTTTGAGTGGATCAAGAAATCCTTTATCAAACTGAAGTTCATAATCAATGTATTGTTTCAATCCCAACTCTCTAGGAAACTCTTGAATAAATGATAACACATTTTCATGTATTGGATTGGGTTTCTTTAGATAGCAAAACTTAATCTTTTCTCCATTCTGAATAAGAGAATACTTATTATCAAGTTTCTTTTCTTTTACATAGTGGTTAAAGAGAATTGCCCCTCTGGCATGAATTGGCGTTCCACTTGTATATAGAGTGCTGGAAGACTTATACTTGTTAACATTACTCACCGTTCTGGGAAAAGAAATATCCTCAGGATCCATTTTACAAAACTCAGACCTACAAGATTCAATATAATCAATCACGTCATCCTCAGTTTTATTCATGATAAGATTGAGAGCATCCTTAATCATCTTTCTACAAGGTGCAGGGGTGGATGATTTGACTGCTTCAATACCCATAATCTTCAGTTTGGGTTCTTCATAACGAACACCTTCACTGTCCCAGACATTGAGAATGTATCTTTTCTTTGCTGTCCAGATTCCACGGTCTGCAATGTTCTCCCGCTTCATCTGCATCTTCTGATCATAAGCAGAGACGTAATCAGCAAGTTCCTGATAGCATTTTTCAATATATGGTTCGAATTTATCCTGACAAATTTTATCAAGTATCGTCACAATTTCTGTCTTATTGTCAGACTTCTTACCGAAAAATTTAGTGACGAGTGGTCCCATGTTGAGGTAAATTGAGTCGGTGTCGGAAGCAATTACATAATCCGTATCATCAGTCTTCAGTAGATCATTCAAGTATGCATTCATTTTGCCCTCAATCCAGCGGATTGATACCTGACCAGATAGAGTAATTGCTTCTGCATTTGCTAGTTTAAAATATCGGAAATACTGATTACCGATAGCACCATAAGCAGAGTTAAGAGAAATCTTCTTCGCCATTTGAATGTTGTTACATCGGGCGATCTCCTTTTCAAGTGCAACAGTAGGAGTCTTCTCGTACTCCTGCTTTGCTTTAAGCATCCTCTTCTTAAAGATAACCCTCTCATTGTACATCTTCTCCATCAACTCTGGTAGGAAACCACGAACATCTTTGCGATACATTGCACCATTAGCACAGACTGCATAGTCAGAATACAAAGAGAAGTCAAGTTTTTCTTGTAGGATTGCATCTACAGTTGCGTTTGGATGCCTTTCTTCAATAAGAGTCTCTGGGGAAATATTGTACTGCATGATCAAGTGAGGATACAGGGAGTTCAAGTCAAAACTCACAACGTAATCGTAGACTCCTGGAATAGGTTCTTTCACATATGCACCAGCATACTTTGCATCCTTGACTGCCTTATTGCGGTCTTTGGGTGGGATTACAATGTTTCTCCTCTTGAGATAATTGTAAATTATATTGTCCCACATACGAACTTGATAAAAGACATCGCTGTAGTTTACCTTTGCGTCATACGCCATGGTAAGAGCAAGTTCAATGAGTTTCATCTTGTCTTCCAATCGGTCAACAAGTTCTACGTCAACGATGTTATAGTCAACAAACTTCTTCCAACCCTTCGTATAAAAGTCCTTGAAGGTATCAAACTCGGAGTGGTCGAGTTTCTTTTGACCAAGTTCAACACTTGCAATGTAGTCAAGACGATAAGATTCCTGTGCCTTATAAGTGAACTTCTTATAAAGATCAAGATAATCTAACTGTGTAATACCACCAATATCAAATGAAGTATTCTTTCTACCAGAGGTCCACACTTCACCTTCCGTAATCAAACCCCAAGGGGACATTTTCTGCAGATTTCTTTCTCCAAGAATGCGATTGATTCTCCCACAGATATAAGGAATATCATACAACTGAATGTTCCATCCCGTAACAACTTCTGGAGTATTTACTGACCACCAATCCAAGAAATTAAGGAGCAAAGATCTCTCGGAATCACAAAGAATATACTTTGCATTACTCTTCACAGACTGATATGGATTTCTACCCCACGTAATAATTTCCTTGGTGGAATAATCTTGAATAGTGATTAGCAACATCTCTTCAGCACAAGATTCGGGATCGGGGAATCCCATCTCAGACTGAACCTCAATGTCCAATGTTACAAGTTTAATCTTCTTAATATCAAACTTGATTTCATCTTCAGAATAAGTATCAGATATATACTGACTCACATAACGATCGTTTCCATAGATCTCAAATCCCTCTACATTATCATACTTTTTGTAAAACTCTCTACAATCTCTTACAAATCCCGGTTGAATTGCCTCAACATGTTCTCCGGCAAGATTTTTATACTTTGTTTTTTTCTTAGACTTTACAAAAAGTGTTGGTTTAAATTCTTCGGTGGTCATGAAACTTCTACCATTCTCATAACCACGAACTAAGAATTTATTACCAGACATCTGGACATTGGTGTAGAATCTCACTCGTCGATTACCTTCTGATAGCGTTCAAGTAGTTTAGTATTAGGATCAGTAATTGTCAAAATTTTGTCAGAGTGAATCATAAACTCCCTCTGAGAAGAACAATCAACTAACCAAGGAGAGAGTGTCATACTCAACTGATTAAGAATGAAAGGTTGCTTCAATTTACAATCAGGTTCTCCAAGTTCGGAAGAGACTTCCTCAATCTGACTGATCAGAATCTGATTGTTCATCAGTAGAATTAATTTTACCATCTTTCAATACCTCATTTAAAAACATTTTACGGAGTTCATCAACAGGTTCTGTCATTGTGACAACCCAATCAATTCCAACAGGAATCTTTGGATCCTTTGACAAGGGAATCCAAGGAAACATTTTAATCTTAAATCCCTTTGCAGTCTTATCTCTTGTAGTCATATCCCTGTCCATGAGTTTCACGATACAAGGTTTTGTAAGAAAGTATCCAACTGTTCGGTCATCAATAACCATTTCTTCAACATCAGCAATAATGTCTTCGCCAGATTTCATTAGAACTAATTTTACTGTCATACCTATCACACTTATCAAGTATATTATAGCAATAAAAAAGAGGGGTGTCAAACTGGATTTGGCCAGTTACCCCTCCGTCTACGACGACGATATTCAATATTATTTATAGATAATCTTTACGCTTGTGTGCCTCTGGAACTATTTTACCAAGTTCAACACTCAGAAGCCCATCTTCAAAAGTAACTGATCCAACTTCCGTGTCCTCACTGAGAGTCCAGGCTCGTGTAAAACTCCGTTGAGCCAAACCCTTGTGGACATAGTTGGTTTCCGTTTCCTTATCTTCTTTCTGACCTTCGATAAAGAGTTTACCATCTTGTGTGTATACATAGACTTCCTTTTTCTTAAATCCTGCTAATGCAATCTCTAATCGAGATGTAACATTATCTACTGAAACTAGATTGTATGGAGGATAATTTGATGTAGTTTCGTGCAAGGTAAAGATTCTATCAAAGTAATCATCCATGCCAATGCTATTCCTATGTATACGATCCATCAACTGATTAATATTTACAGCATTAAACTTCATGAGTTCAGACATTTGTACTTCTCCTTAATAAGCGAGATTTGATTGTGTGGACCCCTAAGGCATCCATTACTAATTATATCACAAGACATAAAAAAAGGGATGTTGTAATCCCTACATTTTTATTCGGTTTACTCTTCCTTCTTTCCCTTTTTTCCAATGTTGTACTTCTGTTCAAGTATCCATTCACCTTTTTCTTTATATGCAAGAACTTTAATTTGATTTAAAGGTGCAATATTAGAAATTGATTCGGGATTTACTACTTCCAAAAGACCCCAATCGACAAGCAATTTAGCAATTCGATTACGTCTTTGAACATCATTCAGAGTTAAGTTTGCATATTTACCATCAAGGGCAAATAATTCTTTAAAGTGAACGATATAATACTTTCCCTGTTTGTGTAGAATGTGACAAGACTGGTATAGTTTCTTTTCCTTCCTAGAAGCAACTCCAATTCTAGTAAGAGTTTCTCTAATTTTCAGAAAATCATCAGGCTCATTGAGACTAATTTCAACCATTTGATCTTGTGACCATGTTACTTCTGGTTCAGTAGTGGTCATTTTGTTCCTCCAACTTCAAGCTTAGATTTAATAAAATTGATCTGTTCATTATTTAGGATTTTGAGAGCCTGGAACGCCTTTTCATTACTATAACCATAGTAACTTTTTACACATTCTAAGTCACTGATTTTATCCTTACGGAGCCAAGGAGAAAATCTCTTCTGCTTCCTGATGCTATTTAGATAAAATTGATACTGCATGTCTTTGTCAAGATGATGCTTCATGTTCATCTCGTTTGCATACATTACGCAGTCAATAGAACCAGAAAGGCACTTATTTACAATGAATGGAGGATACTGTTTTATACAATCTGGGTCTTCTTCCATCAGATTTTTCTTGAGATGGTTAATGGAGTTCAACCAGTCTTTCAATTCATACTTCATAATTTAATAGAACCAATTCTTTTCTATCGTGCTGATCTTTATTATAGGACCCAACCGATCTCATTGTATATGTATGAGAAAATTCAGCAGCAGTCCAGTCAACAAATCTGTCACGAACAAGTTGATCAGAGTTATAACTGATTAACATTGGTTGCTCTTTGTTTATATTACAATCACTTGCAAACTTATCATGGTCAAATCCTTTATGCATAGATCCTTTCTTTCCATATAAGTTATCTTTGATATCATAAGGAGGATCAAGATATACAAAGATATTACTATCACCATCTAGCATCTCTTCATAAGAAAGATTAGTAATCTTCCAGTTCTTAATAAGTTTAGAATACTCTGGTAGTTTTTCTATTCCTCGCATTGAGAAATTTGACTCGGAAGCAGCGGCAGAAAAGGATGAGGACTCAGTGAGACCAGAAAAAGAGCACTTGTTAACAACATAAAAACTGACGGCACTAAGAACGGGTTCGTTGTCCTTTTCATTCAGATACTCCTTTGCTTGCTCAAATAGTTTTCTAGCACTCACCGGATCAGGATAACGCTGCTTCAATTGAGATAACTCATTACGCATTTCAATACCGTTATCTCTCAACTGAACCCAAAAATTATACAAGTGCTCATACAAATCATTTACCCAAATATTTAAATCAGGATACTTCTTTGTGAGATAAAGAGCAACACTACCACCACCAAGAAAAGGTTCACGATATTCTTTATAATTACTAAGATCAGGAATAAACTGGTCAAGTTTTGTGCAAGCACGACTCTTACCGCCGGGATATCTTAGACAAGTTTTAAGAGATTTCATAATCAGGTTTATTATATTTCAAAAATTCACGGAAAGTCATTTTCATTTCCTTTTGAGTCATACCACAATGTTCTGCTGCCTTAGGCAGATTCATAGTTGCTCGAAACAAAGCATTATTTGCTTCATCAACATTCTGTGGTGTGGTCTTCTTTTTCATATCAAAGGATAAGTTTCTTTGTATCTGGGGTTGTAAGTGCAGAAGGATTAACCATACGCTCAAACTGCTTAGCAATTTCTTCGGCAGGTTCTGTGATATACATTACAAACTGCTTTGCAAGTTTAATACCCTCACTATTTTTATCTTCAAGAGGACACCAAGGAACAAACCCCACTGTTCCATTTGCATTAGGGATTGGACTGATACCTTTATGAATCAGATAATGATCATCACCATCTTCAATCAGGTTGCATACAACTTCTTCACCAGAAGTAATCTTAATAAGTTTAATGTTTAATTCCATAATTAGTCTTCACTATCAACAGATATTATATCACATACTGGGACTTCATGCATACCCCCAATCAAGTACCAATGCATGATTTGACCATGGTATTCTGGATGAGCAAGATAGTCCGTAGTATATTCGCGTTCTCCCAGATACATAATCTCATTATCCGGGAATAAGTTTTCTCTCATCATTGCTTGGAGTTGCATATGCTGCAACTGAACTTTATCCGGGACCTTCATTAGCGAAACGTACATTCAACCATGATTTCAGTCAACGCTGCCAAAAGATTAATTTCTTGGTCGGCAACAAATGCAATTTGGTACTGATACTTAGCAATAATAAGGACAGCAGCAGCAAGAGAAGGACCGTCCACGGCCGAAGGAAGAGCATCGTAAGTACGACGCAATAATAAACTAGGATCATTGTCCAAATTATTAGTGACCCATTTACGAACTGACGGGTAATCTTTCTCTTTGAGACTTTTGATAAGTTCATTTACCGATACGTCGCTGAAAGACGCGAGAATTGCCGAATCAATCTTACCACCCACGGAGTATCTTTGGCATTCGTTGAGAACACGTCGCCAATCTGGGAAGTGTTTGTTGATAAGTTGGACGAGAACTTTTTGATCGTACTCAACGCCCTCTGCCTTAAGAATAATCCCGAGACGCTGGAAGAACTTTGCTGCAATTGCAGGTTTGTCTTTGGATTTAATTCCGAATTCGACCACTGCACATCGGGAGTGGAGAGGTTCAATGATTTTGTTTTTGTAGTTGCAGGTGAAGATGAATCGGCAGTTGTTATAAAATGCCTCAATATTAGCCCGTAAGAGGAGTTGTACGTCGTGGGTTGTGTTGTCAGCTTCGTCAATAATGATGACTTTGTGCTTCGCGTCAGCAGAAAGAGAGACGGTCGAAGCAAAGTTCTTTGCTTGGTTCCGTACCGTGTCCAAAAATCGTCCTTCATCAGATCCATTAATTATAATGTAGTCGCAGTTAAGTTCTTCACATAGTGCTCTGGCAATTGTAGTTTTACCCACACCAGATGTTCCACACAGAAGTAGATTAG